CTGAGACATACTCAAGAGCGCTTCCACACTTTAGCAAGGGAGATGCGATCCCTTTCGCCAACCAATCCCACCTCAGCTTCTGTGGGCCCTTCTTTGAAGAAGGAGACAAAATTGCAGAAGTTGGTACCAGTCGATTTAGGTTCCCAAGAGCCGGAGTCGAACAACCGAAAGGTCACGAAGTGTGTGACCGGTTCTATTGGGCAACAAACACAATAAAAAGTGTGCTCGATATTTTTAAGCACTATCAATCCAGAGTCATAGTACCCACTGTTCAAGTTTTTAGCATTAGCGAAAACTTTTCGCATTTATGTGAATTTGTGAACACTAGGTATTTTAGGCAATCGGAAGAATATGAAGAATTCTTTGAGGAAGATGGATCTTTGAAACATAAGGTCTTTGATCAAGCTTTTAATAAAATAAATCTCTCTAAAACTCCAGGTTCCCCTCTAGTCTATTCACATCCTATAAACAGTACGTTGAAAAGTATATATCACGAGATATATGCCGTAGTAAGCGATCGTTTACAAGGATATGAAGATCTTGGCAGGTGGGTTCTTGAGAACGGTGTTTTCGAAACCTCTTTTGAGGAAAACATACATTATGCCGTCGAGTTGGTTCGTCGTGGTTTCACGGATGCCGTCTTGGTCGGTGTGAAAGGCGAGCCCAGAGTCAACGGAAAAGATCCGAGATTAGTAGCTCAAGTATCTTTGAATACCAATTTATCCGGAAGGGTTATTGTTGGAAATCATTATATTGAAGAGCAGACGCACTCAGATCTACCTACTGTTACGCAGTTGGATATAATTACCCCGGAGAAAACGGAAGAAATGAGATTAAAGTTTTTATCTCATGGTAAATTGTATACTAGCGATGTTCAAGGATGGGAATATTCCGTCACCGAAGGAGAAAGGTGGGCTGTTTGCTTTAAAGAAGCACTTTGTATGAATCTTATAAATGATAAGATGGAAATTTTAGAAGGAAAAGAGAAACACTTTTTCGCCCTTGTCGGGTTTAATTTCTGTAGTATACATCGACTGGTCCAAACTCCAGAAGGGAAATTGGTTGTTCCAGTTCCCGGCCAAATGTCTTCGGGCGAGCTTGGCACTTTTTCACAAAATAGTTTTATGCGAGCATTCTTGTCGGAACGGGTTTCACAAGTTACCACTGGCGAAAGTGTTGACTTTGTTCAAACCGCTGGCGATGATTGTTTAGACACCAATGAAGAAAACATCGGTGCCTATAAAGCTTTTGGGAAGAAAATCACAGATAACGGCATCAATGAAGGAACGTATAATTTTTGTTCCACCAAATTTGCACCTGGAGGTTCCTACCAGGAAAACATTGATAAGTCGTTATTCGCGTTGTTGAAAAACAACAATTTTGGTGTTGATGAAAGGTCGAATTTTCGAGCTGCTTATAAGAATCATCCTGACTTTGAAGAAAAGTATGGATTCTTGTGCGCTAGATTTGGCTGAACCAGTATTATTCATGCGGACTGGCCCGTTTTGCCAGTAGTCAGTGCTGGCGAATAATGAATAGTGCGAAATCAACTAAGGCGAAGAGGAAAAGAAGTAAGAAAAAGACCGC